CTTTGGCGATTCCATAAAGCAACCTCTTGAAGTTCTTAGGATCATGTCTCTTATAGTTAATGCCTAATTTGGCTAACATTCTGAATGGCATGTTACCCCAACGGTAACCTGATGCCATCTTCCAGAACCTACCTGAGCAAAAAGTCGTCTCCTCAATTGACCCTCTATTGATCATTTTGACCTCCATTCCTAATTTGGCGTACATGTCAGTAACTTTTTCGACATCAATCGGTCGATCATGAATTGTTACATTGTCGTCGCCCATCACTAACATGGCAAAGTCCTCCCATACGTTGTCATAACCCATGGTGAACCCTGTCACGATGATGTTCAAGATTGAATTCATCAGAGACGTCCACAGATCCCCAGATCTCCGCGTGTGCCCAGCTGTAACCTGGATGCTCCTATCCTTGTTTGCCCCTCTTATCAAGCACCACTTGTCTAAAACCATCTTAAACTCGTCTGGCATTCCTATAACACAAGTTTCCATAAAGTACTTCTCCAATAGCAACATATACTTGCTTAAACTTCCATCCCAATTTGAGACGTCAGCTTCAACAATGAACTTGTAGTAATTGGTCCAGTATTCCATCCATGCTCCTAATGAGTCTGGAGAACAACCGGATGTGTAGTATGTTTTCCCAGTTTCACTGCACGACTTCTTAAAGGCATTCCCAATAATTTCAAATTGAGCGCCAAACTTAGCAATAAGTTGGTCGGTGCAGCAAAAGATAATTCTAGGCTTCAACTTATCTGGTGCTTTGTTGACATAGCTCTCATTCTTGGTAAAAATGTCATATATGAGATGCTTGTCTTCTAGAGGCTTCTTAAGGTATTGAGCTTTCCTAGCAGCGTTGGCTTCACTGTACTTTCTGGCGAGATACCCAATATTATCGGCGTTTGAAACATCAATTTGACCATGCATTTCTCTCCACATGTCAATCTGTCTCTTACCATAAGCCAAGGCTTTCTCACTAACCTTCTCGTCATGGCTTCTCTCCCTAAAGTTACGGAATACAGCTCCGTACAACTGATTTTGGTTACCTGCAGCGCCCCTGGTATCAACTGTCGATGTTCCTTCTCGAGTCACCCCAAAAACCTCCGTGTGGTTCGCTGGAAACTCTGTTGCTTCCTGGAACTGAATATCGGTTTTTATTGTGACATCCTCAGCAAGGGCTGGCATTGATTCCATTGCCTTCTTGCTCTTGACCATCGCTTTGA